ATTGTTCGGCAACATCGCTGGTAACCGTGCCAGAAACCTCAGGAGCCGTAGCCAAAAGCTCAAGAGCGGTAGAGAGCCGGTTGATGCTGTCGATGGCTTCTTGAGCTGTTGTAAGCGCATTACCTGAAGCAAATTCATTGCTATCAACGACATTTGGTATAATGTCAAAAATCTTCTCAAAAGCACGGATTGCCCTCTGACTCGGCAGAAACTGCGCGAGCTCTTGGCGAATAAGTTGTGAAGGGTCTCGCGGCATCACCAAGCAAGCGGTTCAATGCGGGCTTCAAGGCGTGCCATTGACAAGTGCGAGTCGCTGGTGCCACGAAACCGGCGCACGCTCCAATCGCGCACAAAGCCCTGTTGCAGCCAGTTTATCTTCTTACTGCGGTAGCCTATCTTCCCGGCTTTATACGGCTTCTCCTGAGACCATGTAACACCGTCAATCGAGTAGGAAGCCCAGATGGTTGGGTCGTCTCCAAGCGGTACGTTGCCGGTCAGAGACACGAGCTCAAGCTCATGGAAAATCATCCCCTTGTTCTCGTTGAATATGGTCTGAGTCTCGAACTGCCAACCGTTGGCATCTCCCCAATGGGACGACACCTCGTTTGAGACGTAGCCCAGCTTGTTCGTATTAGTGTCGCCACAGATCCACTTGTTGTACGCAAAGATGAAGTTGCGTGCTCGGTATTGACCGTCTCCGACGATGCTGCTCGTCAGGATGAACCAGACTGCTTCCTGTGCCACCTGTGAAGAAGCCCCGTCGTATACGAGCGTCTTGTCTGGAAGATGGATATAAAGGTGCTGGAGACCATCATGCAGGCGCGACTCAACAAGCGCACCAGCAAGAGTGCTTTCATCATATTGGGCCAGAATCTGGTCAATCTCTCGCGTGGCAATCTTGACGGTATTGCCATTCGCAATGAGATAGACAGAGTTCTGTTCGTTTCTCCCTCCTCCGACGAAAGCGATTGTGTCGAGATACAACGCGCAGGTGAACGTCCCAACGCTTCCACGTTGGATTCGAGCCCCATCGACCCGCTGGAAAGGGAATCCCGTACCACCGATGTTGGTGAAGACCTCGATAGAGTGTCGATTGAGCGCATAGACCTCGTTCTTGAACTTGATGAGCGCTTCAATCGGATCAGGGTCTAGCTCGCTGGAAGCGTACCGAAATGGGCTCACCGACATTGGGTCGTTGATGTCCGTCGTGATGAGAAACTCTCCGTCGGTCGTGAAGAAGTACCCATCCACCCATACGAAGTCGACTACCGTACCAAGTTCCGTGTCTGTTACCTGTGTCAGCGTTGTGCCGTTCCAGTAGAACAGCTTCCCGCTGGAAGCAATAGCAAGCCTATCAAACGAGTAGTCAAACGTGACTTGCCCGCTTCCTCCGACATCCCCGAGATCCGTGACCGTGCCGGTGCTTGATACGGACACCAGTTTTGTGCCCATCACGCGGTAAAGCGTGCCGTTCCACTCTATTCCCCCCCTGTCAGAACCCACTCCAGTAGCAAACTCAACGATGCCATCAGCAGGACGAAGGTAGCCGTTTGAGATACCATTTGCTTGGATGATTGGTACGAGGTTGCGTGGATACGAGCGCCTAAAGTCACTGGCGCTGTTGCAGTAGATTCCACTGAGGATGGGGATCTGCATTACTTCTTCTTAGCGGTCTTCGCGGAAGCCTTGAATGCTGCTGCGGTTGGCGCACCTTTTGAGCCGGGCTTCCGCATGCGTTCTTTGCTGCCAGCTTCAATCCGCTGACGTTTGGCGTGGATGTTGGCGTATAGTCCTTTTTTCATCTGCAGTTCCAACGTTTGAGGCTTGCTGCTTTGCGGGTTGGCCGGCCCTTCTCGTCTTTCATCGGCCCAGGCATACCGCTCATGCGGGCGCAGAAGCTCTTCTTGCGGGCTGCGTCTGCTTTGGTCTTTGGGTTTGGAGCGGGAGCCTTGAGATTGCTTCCTGTGGCTGCGTTGTACTTTGCGCGGCCTTTCGCAGTAAGACCGGCTCCCTGAGAGACAGGGAGCTTCTCGCCGCGGGAGACTGAGAGTGATACGGGTTTACGGGGCATTTTCAGACAGGTCTCTCTCAAGTTCTTGAATCTCGCAACCAGCATGATGCTCGTCGCGATACTTTTCAGCTTCCGTCTTGTCGATGAACTCAACGTAACCAGATGGATGCACGATTCTGTAAATTGTAGTCATTAGCTAAAGAACGGTGTGTTTGGCGTGATTCTTGAATACACGGAATCAATGTTTGCTATTACCGCAGTTCCTGTTGCCGCAACACGGTTTACATGAGCAAACAAGATTAATCTTGCAACCGGAATGTTTGTTGTATGAGTTGCTACCGTCGTTCCGTTAATTTTTGCAATTACTTGAGTTCCAGCTCCGTTAACCAAGATTTCCAAGTTGCGATAAACACCATCAGCAAACGATACGCCAGTAGAGGTAAGTGTTTCGATATTTCCGCTTCTGGTTACAAAATCAATTCCTTGACCATTTTGGACTCGGAAATAAATCCCATTTGAACCCTCCCCAGTTGTTGAACTGCTCCATCCGCATCGCAATGCACCAGTTAGCGTGCCATCAAACCAAGTTGCTCCGTTTTGTGCAAAACGGAAAATTATCCTTGCCGCAAACCCACCTCCCGCCACTTGAAAATCAGAGCCTTGATTAAGTCTAGCTTGTTGATTTGCAACCGCTGCTGTCCCAGTTGACATTGAAATGACGCCAAACCCTGTATTTGTAATTGTATTTACTCCACCGGTTACAGACAATGCCATGTTGCCTGAAAGAGCACTGCTTATGAAGTGCTCAAAAAACTCCCAGTAAGCACCTGCACTAAAGTCAATCGAAACAGACCCATCGCCATTGGTTACGGAAATGTTGTTTGTACCAGTCAGCGTCGCCTTCGTAAGCCCACCAGCAGCGTTGCCGATAAGAAGCTGACCGTTCGTGTAGCTCGTCTTCCCCGTGCCCCCAGAGGTCTCGATGAGCGTCGCGCTGAGGCCGGCAGCAGTGCCGGTGGTGTTCTGGTTGAGTGTAGGAACGTCGCCGGCTTGGATAGCCGACATAACAACGTCCGATCCGTTCCCGCGAAGGTACTGACCGGAGGTCGTTGCGCCAGCAAGGTTGTCCATCGCAGCCTGCCGGCTGGCGGACTGCATGAAAGAGTCGATGTCTGATGAAACTGTGATGTCAGGCATATTTTTTAGGGTCTGATGTATTTATCCACGCCGCCAGGACGCAGATAGTAATTGGTTCCACCTCCAGGGCGCAGGTAGTAGAAAGCAGTTGGCGGCGGCCCAGGAGGCGTTACCGTCGGGCCTGCCGGTATCTTCGACCTGCGTCTGGAGATGTATCGAATCACAGTCCTGCGCCGCAGATGAAGTTCACCGTCGTGCCAGATGGCGAGATGAGCGCGATCACATTGTCATCCTCAAACTTGCCAAGAGAGACTTGGCTGCTCGGCATGACGATGTAGTCAGCGGTTGTAGCCGTCACCGTGCCTTGTCCAAGGCGAACGTAAACCGGATTGGTTGTGCCTGTATTCGTCACGCAGATGCTGCGAGTGCCAGCGATGATAGAGTACTGCGCGGAAGTTGCAGTTGCGGTTTGCGTCTGGCCTGAGCCGTAAGATGGATTGAATGGAAGTGTCATATTAGCCTACACGGTACCAAGTTTTAAGAACGGGTTCAAACCGCAACCGGAAGAATCCGTTTGCAGCAAGCGTTGACGGGGCTCCAACCACGGCTCCGCCATTTGCGCCGATTGTAAGAGTGGTGATAGCCTGCGTGGAGTTCACCAGCAACTCCTGCCCGCCCACGCACGTCGAAGCAAGCGGAAGCGTGATGGTAAGCGTCGCAATCGTTGCGGCCGGTGTCAGGACGAGCCAGACGCTGTTGCTGGTCCCGCTGATAGCCACGGTCGAACCGGCCGTAGGAGCCGCGTATTGGATGACTTTGCCGTCACCAACCGTTGCGTTCGCAGCGATGTAGTTCGCGACTTCAAGGCCCGTGGCGTTGTAGTCGAGACCGTTCTGGTTGATGGCGAACAACGTTGAGTCGCTCACCGGTGAGTAGTTCTGAAGTCGTTCGATTGCCATATCAATTGGTGTCCTTGAAGGTCAAACTGCCATTGTCGGACACAGACAAAGGCTTTGTGTCTGGCTGATAAACGTAGGTGCGCTCAGACCATCTCCAGCCAGCGGCGCCAATCGGCATTGTCCGCGGGAGCTGCTGCTGGATGGGGCGAGCATTCATAATCAGCAGCGACTCGTAACCGGTCTTTGCTGACTGCTTGGTGTCGGGACTCGGAGACTTGCCGTAGCTGGGAGCAATCTTCAGTGCGAGGTTTGAGATAAGCGCCTGCGAAGCCCACGTTGGCACATTGCTCGATGAGGCAAGCTCGCTGTTCTCTGGATCCGCGGTGATTGGATACCCCAAGTTGATTCCTTTGATAGACCACTCCGCAATCATCGCATCCAGCCTTTTCAAGGCAGATTCAAACTGGTCAGGCGTCATGTCGAAGACGTAGGTCGCAAGACCAAGTTCCTCGAACGCCTGCTCAACAATCTGCCTCTTGGAGTAGCTCATCGTTTGCGTTTGCGTTTGGGTGAATCGTCAAACTCCTCTTCGTCTTCAAGCTCTTGAATGAGAACCGCTGCATTCTCGACAACCGCATTCACGGCTTCTTCCTGCGCTCTCTTGACCTTTGCCGCGGCTTCTTTCTTGAGGAACTCAAGTTTGTTGTGCCGCTCGATAGCTTCTGGAAGCGTCAGGCTCCATCCGGCAGCTAAAACAGCATCAAGCTCTTGTTGGTCGTTGACGCCAATGTAATCGTAGCTTCCACCGGCTATCGAATGACGGCCAGGGCATCGATGCACCATTGTGGGAAACTCAATCATTTCTTCAGCTTTCCAACCGGTTTACCTGCTTTTTGCTTGGCCTTGCGTGCAACAGAAAGAGCAATCGCAACTGCTTGTTTCTGAGGGCGACCAGACTTCATCTCGCGTGAGATGTTACCTGAAATCGTCTTCTGAGAATAGCCTTTTTTGAGTGGCATATGATTAAAAGTTGGGGAGCGCCCGTTTTAAGAGCGCCCCCCATTGGCTAGTGGTTAGGATTGGTTGAACAGGATGATGCCCGACATTTCAGGCTGCTTGTTCACCACCCCGAACAGCGTATCGATACGATACTTGGTCAGGAGCGAGTCTTGGTCAAACCGCTTGGTCATGACGAGCTCAAGCCCTTGGTCGGTTGAACCGCGCATCACTGCCACGCCGCCATCCGCAGGGATAGCATAACGGCCAGGAAGGATTTCAATCGCGTCCTTGTGCCAGAAGCAGTTCACGGGAGCTGCGGCCGTGTTCAAGAACACGATAGAAGCCGTTGCGCTCTTGGTGTTAGCAACGCAGTTCTGGTATTGAGCAGAAGCTGCATTTGCAACCTGATTGGAGATGATCGGAGGAGTAATCACCATTTGCGTTGCATTGGTTACACTTACAACTCGGAACGTCTTTAACTGACCAGTGTCACTCTTGGTGATATGGTGGACAGCGTTGATTCCGTTAATCGTGAACGCGTCGCCAGCAACAACATTGGTCGTGCTGGAAATCGTTACCGTCTGGAAGCGGTTGTCCACGTTCAAGCGTTCGCTGGTCGTTGGCGAGGACGTAACAGCTTTCGGGATGTAGTAGTTGAGACCGGCATCCGTCGTGTTGATGGTCAAGCCAGCTCCGCCAGCAGCCGCTGCAAGGCGAGGAGCATAGTCGAGCTTGTAGGTGTCGAAGGACGCCACCATCCCAACATACGCACGCTCGTAAGCCTTATCGGACTTCTGGTTTCCGAAGGAACGCGATGCAACAGACAAGTCTTTTGCAAGACCGTTGTAGTCGCGGGTGTTGAGCGCCAGATACCGGTCACCGTCCATCACACCTTGCTCGTTGAAGATGGCTTCACACTGAGCAACGTCATCGAACCCGCTGGTTGCGCCAGCAGCGCTCGTGCGCTTGATAACAAGCGAACCAAGATTCGCAGCCACGTTGTTCACAGCGATGTTGATGTCGCTTGCAATCTTCTGCTTGGCAGAAGAGCCAAGGCGTTGTTCCTGAAGCGCGTCACGCAACTCAAGCGCATTCATCTCCCACGCAACCGTGCGGGTCTGATTGATGGAACTTGGAACGGAAAGCTGCGTGTAAGCGGAATATCCACCAACACCAGTAATGTTCGTTCCAGCATTTGCTCCACTCAACGAGGTGCAGATGTAAGGCTGCGGACGCCAGATCACGTTGTTCGTGCGCTCCATCATCGTCTGATCCGTGTTGTAGATGGACACGTTCCGAGACAGAACCAAAGCGTCTTGGAACCCTTCAAGAAGGTTCTCAAACGCTACTCTTTCTTCTTTACTAAAGCTATTAGCCATAGGTCTTTATTTGTTTTTTAACTGATTTTTGTAAGCCAACACTTTGCTGAAGTCGCCGGTGCGAGCGGCTTGTTCTCGCAACCGGTCAAGCTGCTCATCCGAGCCGCCTGATGATTTTGCTGTGCCAGATATTGTCCGCTCCGGCGGCGGTGCAGTCTTTTTAGGTGTCACTTTGAGTTGAGTTTCGATTTTTGAAACCGCAAACGCGAACTTCACGGGGTCATTGATACTCGCGAGTTCTTTCGCCTTTGCCGGATTCCGACCTAGGGCGTAAACCAATAACGCAGGGTTCTCTGAACCTTGCAGCAGGATTCCCTGCTGGGTGACATTAAGCACGTCTTGAACCGCTGCTTCAGCCTCAGAGTAGTCAGCAACCTTCAGCTTCGTCTTTGTCTCAGCGTAGTTTGCTAGCTTCTTCTGCCATTCCTCCGCTTCAGCCTGCTTTGCGCGTTCAGCCTTCTCAGCTTCCGCGTCAACCGCACGCTTGCGGACGAACCATGCTTCAAGCGATTCCTCGTACTTAGCCGAATCGTAGTCGCAGCCCTCAAGCGACGGCTTAGGCCCAAGCTGTGCCACCGGATTGGTCTCAGTGGACATTGTCCTTACCCGTTCCTCAAGCTGGCGCTTCTCACGTTGCAGCTCCCGATATTGCTTACGCAAGTCCTTCACCCAAGTAGGTGCTTCCTTGCTGCTCTCTTCTTGTTGTGATGGCGAATCACCGATGCTGACTTCGACTTCTTCCGCCTCTTGATTCTGACCGTCAACTGCAGGCTCCTGCGTCTTCTCCACCGGCTCACCGCCAGCGTTCCCAACTTCAGCCTCTGCACTTGGTTCGATCTCCTCAACGGCTTCCAAAGGCTCTTCAGCCTCTACTGCCTGAGTTATCTCACTCATGTTTTCTTTACTAACTTAGCCTGCTACTCGCAAGCTAGAAATTTTGCATCGGCATCACCGGCGCTGCCTGCTGCGGCATAATCCGCGCCACCTCGCTCTCAATCCGGTCTGCCAACTTCATCGCGTTCTCCTGACTCGTTCCCGCTGTCTTCGCCAGCGTGTCCTCCGTCTTCGCCCGCGTCTCCTCTGCCTTCGCCAGCGTCAACACCGTGTCAGCCTGCGCCTTTGTGGCTAGCGCATTGGCCTTCTGCGCCTCTGCCTGCAGGTAGATAGCCTCTGGGCTTGGCTGCTGGTTTGCCATGGCTTGCTGGAGCTCCTGGGCCTCTTGCTCGGTGGGTTTAAGCACGCCCATCGTCACAAGCTGCTTGCGGAAGTACGAGCGCACATCCGAGATGCCTTCCCCTTCCATGTTCAGCATCGCCATCGATGAGAGCACCTTCAGCATCTCGGGATCCTGCGTGATTGCCATCATCCCCGTAATCGCTTGCACCGTCGCTGCCCGCTTGCTAGGGGCCGTAGGCCCAATGTCCACCGATACGTCAAACTGCGCGTCCGATAGATCGTTCTCGTACTCAATGTCGCCGCTCTCCTCATCGATGACCGGTGTCAAAAGCTCAATCGAGTCCATGCTCCCTGCCTCATCAATCACCTTCATCTTACGCTTGGGCTCAACAAACACGTCCTTCGCCATCGAGAGCCAAATCTCCCCAGCACGCTTAATCGCCTTGCCCATGTTCGAGATGTACACGTACGACTGCATCCCCAGGCTCTGCTGGATCATGTCAATCGCTTTGCCCGTCACATGGCTCACCATGCGCTCCGCCGCTTGTGCGTTGCCAAGCAGCTCGTTCATGTCCGCATCTGTCACCTGCAAAAGCGCCGCCATAGCTGGCGGTATCTGCGAGGACTTCGTGTACGCTACCGGCCCCGCAGGCGCCGCATTCCCGCTCGCATCCGTGATCGTGTTAACCAGCAAGTACGGGTAGTTCTTGATGTTGTCCTCACTCCACATCACCTGATGCCCCGCCACTTGCTCAGGCACGAAAATCGGTTTCTCAACCGATGACAAAGCCGAAATCTCCGCCAGCTTCGAGAGCTGCATGTTCTTAAGCCTCTGCGCGTCCTTCGCCAGCCGCACAATCCCCATGCACCGCTCCACGTTGTCCACAAACCAGCGCTTCCCGTACACCGGCACAATCGGGATGTTCTTCCCCGCAATATACCCGCAATCCTCCAGAATCTTCCCCCCAGACAAAATGTACTTGTGCACCTTGCGCGTCTTTACCTTCTTACGCTTTGCCACCTTCCCGCCCAGCGCCTTTAACTCCTTAAGCGCCTCCTCAAACCCCTCATCCCCCTCCCGCAACTTCTCCTCCTTGCCGGTCAAAGTCTCCACCGTCACAACCGTGTCGCTCACCTCCTCCACACGGTAGTACTCCGCCACATACACCACTTCCGGCGTGTACCAATCAAACATCACCCGCGTCACCGACTTCGGCCACGTCTGCGGGTCATCCCCCCACTCCTCCTTGTACGCGTCCGGCGTCATCGCCGTCAAAACAAAGCACCGCTTCGCGTCACTCTTGTCCTGACGCTTCGCGTTCAAATCAAAGTACACGCTCGTGTCCGCATCAAATATCGGCTCAATGCAAATCCGCTGCGTGTCATCATCCTCATCCTCCTCGTCCGTGTACTCGTTCCGCAACCGGAACGCCCCAAAACCGCCCTTAACCGCCTCCTCAAAGGCGTTGTCATACGCCTCCTCCGCACACGAGTCCTGCTCGTCCGCACGGTACAACCCATTGCACGTGTCCGCCAACTTGTCGTACTCCGCGCCCTCCTTCGGCAGAAAATCCACCGTCATCCGGTTGTTGCGGTACTCGTTAATCACCCGCATCACCGCCAAGTTCACCTTGTTCACCTCAAACCGCGGCCGATTCTCAAACTGATCCTGAAGCGGCCCCTCCCACTGCGCCCCAGCTATATCGCAAAACCGCCGGTCATTCAAACACTGCAACCGCTCCTGCCGAAGCACCGTCTCAATGTTATCAAACTCCCGTAACGCCTCCGCATGTATCTGCGCTTTCGTCATGACAAATCTAAACGTATCTCATTTTACTTCCGTGAGAAGAAGTTTTTCGACGGCATTATCTCCACAAACGCTCTCTTCATCCGGTTCAACGGATTCTTCGCACGCTGTACCCCACTCACCACCATGTACCGCGTCGCATCCATCAAATGGTCGTTCTCCTTCACAACCCTGCCCTTATCATCCCTCCGGTACAACCGAAACTCGTTCACCCAGTTCACGCAACTCCGAAACACCTTCAACCGCCCACTGCTCATCCGCTGCCACACATCGTACAACCCCGTCTCAACCGCGTTGTTCGCCACCGTAA